AGCAACGAACATCAAAGCAGGAGGAACGATCAACTTGCGGGGCTTTGCAGCGATCAGCAAGCTACGCTCGTCTGTCCAAGCAGCGATCTGAATAACGGCATTCTCAAGAGAAGTCTCGTTCAAATCGGCAGGAGTTGCGGGTGTATTGCTGTTAACGCCACCAGAAACCAAGGGGTGCTGTGTCGAGAACAAAACTTGACCGTCACCGTATGTGGGGTTGCCAGCACCGGTAAAACCTTGGTTCAGAACCGCAGCAGCTTTAACCTGCTTGGTGTAAGCCATACCACGGGCCAAAGCCTTGGTATAACGTGAAGACAGGCTGTCGTACAAGTTATCTTCCACAGCTTCCTCTGTGATGGAGAAGCCCATCGCAATGGTTTCGTGGGTGTAACGTGCAGTCCATGCTTCCTGTGCATTGTCATAAGCGATGGCAGAACCCTCGTTTTTGACTGGTGCAGCAGCAAAGCCAGACAGCTTTGTCTCTTCTTCAAAGCTACGCTCAGATGTCTCTGTTTCGTAGATTTCTTTGTGCTCTTCGCCGTATTTAGCGTACTCAAGACCGAACAAAGCGTTCAAGCCGGGGAGTAATTCTTTGAGCAGTTGTGCGCGTGAAATAGCCATGATTTAGCTCCTTAGATGCCAACGGCGTTAGTGAAAGCGGAAGCGCCGGGATTGAACTTAACAAACACTTCAGTGTAAGTATCAGTCAATGGGGAGGCGAAACCGATGATCTTAAACGCAGCGGCAGTCGTTACAACTGTGCTTTCCAAAGCGCTGGTAGAGTTACCTGTACGGGTAGAACCTGTAGAAGTAGACTGTGCAGCAGCAAAGAAGGTGTTTGCGCCAAGAGCGGCTTGAGTAACTTGGCCATCCAATTGAGCTTGGAAAGTCACGTTAGGGTCAGTGATAACGTATGCAGTTACCACGCCGGTTGTGCCGGAGGGATAGTACTGACCGTAGATCTGCTGACCTTGTGCGTTGATGTATGAAGCACCAACAAAAACGCCCCAAGCACCAAGAGTATCGCCACCAAGGTTATTGGTAGTTAAGTCTGCGCCGGTAGCGGTACACAAAGCAATATAACCGTCTGCATTGATGAGAACAGCTTGTCCATAGAACAAGTTGGACGCAAGACCTGCTGGGTTAATCAGATACTGACTCGTAGCGCCGGCATAAGGCATGCCGTCGTTACGATTGATGGGACGCAGCCCATAGGGAGCATTCGTAGTTGACATTTAAGTCTCCAAAAAAAAATTAAGTACCTTTTCCGAAAGTGACCGTGGACTTACGTTCTTTGAACATAGGCATCCGTGGATCATTTTCTCGCATATAGGTGTTGTCTACTGACTGCATTTGCGCTTCCGCTTGATTGCGATAGTACGCATTACGCTGCTCAGTAAATTCCACGGGTGTTTTGCAAAGTAACAAACCACTGACTTGAACGCTATCTGGAAACTGTGCATGACTGCTAGATCCAAACAAACGAATTTCAGGATGGTCAGAAGCCTTTACGGGTTCCCAGCCTTCGCGCAGTTTTGAAGAAATATTGGTAGCGTCTTCCTTATTCAAGGTACTAACACGGATCCAACGGAAAGCATAGCCCGGCTCTGGATGAGGATCAGGCAAAAGCTGGGGCGGCATCCAATGTTTTGGACGGGCAACAGCCTCACGGCTTTCAGTATCACGTTTAGCACGAGTTTGATTTTCAGACATATCAATTACCTTTTCTTAATTCTGCAATTTTTTGAGCCATAAGTTCGTGGGATACACCAAACTTTTTAGCCATCGTTACCTGAAATGGAGTGAGCCGGATCTTGGAAGATGAGGTGCTCCGTGTCGCAGGTGCGACGACATTCGATTTTTGACGAGGAGCGGAACTCGTTTGAGTTTCCGATTCGTTGTTATCCAGATCGAAGTTCTCTGGAAACACTTGGCGAATACGCGAATTCAATCGCGTGTAATATTCGTCGGAGTTAGGGTCGATACCATTCTTAATGAGCTTAGTATGTAAGCCCAGAGCAAAGCTGGTCATCTCATCATCACTGCCAAACCAAGAATTCTCGCTTTGCCATCTAGCAGCTTTAGGATCTACTTGTGGCTGGCGAGGGACTTCCCTAGGTGCGATTTTTACTTCATTTTCTTCTTTTTGTAAAGCGGGTTTGAAATTATTTACTCGCTCCATTTTAATTTTGGCAGAAGTTAATAACTCCTGAGCCTCAACTAAAGCGTCAGAATCACCTGATTCATACGCATTTTTGTAGCGTCGTTTAGCTTCATCAACCTCATTAGATACTACTTTTTTAGCCTGTTCTAGTAATGCTGACTGCCCCTCAGATAATGAACCTTTGAGCTTTTTATTCTCTTCGGCCACAGATTGAGCAAAAGCAATAGCCTCTTCCCGCTCGCGAGCAGCTTCCTCAGCACGGCGACGCTCATTGTGAAAGCCTGACTGTAAATCAGAAATACGCTTTTTTACTTTTTCGTCGTATCTTTCAATTTCATCATCATCTTTATCGGCTTCTTTTTTATTAGAGACTTGAATCTCTACATCTACGCCGCCGTCATCTTCCTGAACTGTTGTTTTTTTGTCAACTTCATCGGGAAATGCAAATTCTTCTTTATTAAAATTATCCATAAACTACTCCTTAATAGTTAGGTCGCTGAATTCCACGGGGATCCTGAACAACCGCTTCGACGCTATCGTCGTTAATCAGTCGCCACTCGGTACCGTGTATCTTCATTCGCGTCCCAGTATTAGGTCGCGTAATGATGAAGTCTCCCACTTTGCATGAAGCCCCTGAAGGAAATCGTTTTTCGTCTTTAAAAGCGTCTGGGCCAATCTTGGCCACAAACAAGACGGGAGAAAGCAATTCTTCATGGTGCATTGCCGTGGCTGATTTTAAAATGCCAGTTTCGCTAAATTCCTCTTCAGCTTTGGGAAGCATACAAAGAATATGGTAAGTAGCGGGATCGGGCACTTGTCGTGCTTTTTCCTCTGGTTCTTTGTTTAGAAGACCAGATAGATTAACAGCAGACACATCAAATTCACTCATCGTCATCATCCTTAATTTTTCTTAAAAGGTCATTCAACTCATACTGCGCGGTTCGTAGACCCTTAATTACTCCGCACATTCCCTTGTAATCAGCGTAGTCTTTAGCTACGCCGTCACACAAAGACCCACTAATATCCAGAACCCGCTCATTAATTTTTTGGTTCAAGATTTCGAATATCTTCAGTTCCATGATGCACCTCTATTGGTTTAAAAGTAGTAATGTCGTAGTTAGCAGACTTACACCATACTCGTGCAAAGTTGCAATCCATTCTTAATGGACACGCTTCGCACTTAGCATTCTTTGTACTAATGTTGTTTCCGTGGTTTCGGTATAAATACAACACTTTAGGTAATCGTGCCGCAGGAAATTTTTCAACAATTTGCATAAACAAATCGCCGTCTGCACAGCCATTAGTACTAGCTAACTTCTCGTTGTAACCTTGGATGTGCTCCATTACATCTGAGCGGTACATTCCAAAATGTCTCCACCCGTGTTGATGTAATTTATTGGGATCAAATGTAGGACTTGGGGAATAATGTTCGACCTCACCCTTCTTACCTATCTGGGCAAAGTCAGAGTAAATGAACTTAACGTTAGGTAGCTGGTCAAAAGCCAGCAACATCTCCTCAATGGCATACCTTTCAAGCATGTCATCGCTGTCAAAATGAGCATAAAAGTCCCCTTTTGCAAGCCCAGAAAGCTTCAACATTGTGCTGTTATAGCCAATATTTACCCCATTTTTGTGGACTTTTATGCGTTTATCACCCTTAGATAAGACCTCCGCTAGCTCCCACGTACCATCATCAGACCCATCATCGAGAATTATCAGTTCCCAATTCTTATAAGTCTGCTTTTTAACGCTTTCTATAGCGTTTTTGATGTAAGCCACGTTGTTATACGCAGCCATTAGTAGGGAAACTAGCGGTTTAGTCATTTAGCCTCGCGTCATTTTGGTAATTACATCAGCTTTAAGCTTCTGTTCGGTCTGTTTCTGCTGGGATTGCAGTCTCATAGCCTCTCTTTGGCTCTCAGCCTTGATTCTTTCAGCATCAATGGCCAATCTAGCCTGCGCCAGCGCCATATCCGCCTGATCTTTTGCAGTTTTACGCTTAACTTCTTCAGCTTTGATCTGCAATTCAGCCTGTTGCATCTGGATAAGTGGATCCTGAGCCTGTTGTTGAGCTTGTTTCTGCTGAGCCATAGCGGTATTGCTCTGTAAAAGCTGTGCACTTGCCTCTGCAATCAACTTAGACAATTGAACTTCCACATCTTCTGGCAATCTTTCGTTTGGTGGAGGAAGTGGTACACCCATTTGCTCTTCAATCTTGCGTCTGTACAAGAATCCTAAGTGCTCCGCGATGTGTGCTTGAATAGCAGCCATCATTTGCTGAGCCATTGGGTTCTGCCCCATCGTTGCAGCGATCATTGGATCCTGCATAAACGTAGTATGAGCCGCAATGTGAGCATCTTGATCCTGATAGATGAATGCTCTAGTAGGTTCACCCTTCAAGAACGCCATGTTCTCAGAGATAGGATCTCTTGGTTGTTCATCGTCAGGAGTTGGAACCAGCTTATCGCCATTCTTAATACCAAGAATCTCAATCATTTGTCTATGGAGATTAGGTAAGTTGTAGATCTGCGGAGCTTGCTGCGCCATTTGCATCACAGCTTGGTACTGCATGATGCGCTGAGCCATCGTAGAACTATTAGGATCAGACACGGGTATGACATCCACCATGTCATAGTCTTCCTGCTTGGCCATCCTCGTACCAGAGGTGGGTTCGTACTCATACTCTGTAGGAGCGTAATCACGAATAATCGCTTTGAGGATTTTAAACTCTTGCTTCATAGCGTAGTGAACGCGAGCCTGCACAGCAGACATTGTTTTCAACTGACGCTCTAATAAAGCTAACGTAGTTCCTACTGGAGAATTAGCAGACATATCACTGATATTCATATCAGCAATAGATCCCAAACGTCTACCCTCTTCAGTGACCTTATCTAACAACATAGACAAGACTTGTGATGGCTCCTTATAAGGAAGCATCATTATGTTGTCTTTGATAGATCCACTAGGTACGTCTACATCCCTGAACTCACCGGGAGCGATAGGAGTGTCATCTCCCTTTACTCGTAAACCTCTAGACTTCAAGCCGCCGGGCAGATTACTTAGTGTGCCAGCGTCAATGAGTTGTCTAATAAGAGACGTACCGGCTCTGGCATAACCACCAATAAGATGTATGAAACCAAAGCCATAAGCACCAAAGCCGGGTACATAATCGTACTGAACAAAGTGTTGTCTCTTAAGGCGTTTCTTATCTGATTCATTCCAGTTCCTGTAAATAGATAGAACCTTATTAGTCCCAACGTCAATCGTGATGATGTAAGGTAAAGCAATACCGTCTTCATCTTCATAGCCCGGAAGATCGTAGTCAACTTGAATTTCATAAATTTGGTAGCGGTCGTCGTCAGTTACTGAGTAACCCTGCTCGTCCGCTTTCTTTTTCTCTACGTCCGTGTGTAAGTTACTAGGTTCTCCAAGTTCTACATCAACATAGAAGCCTGCTACTTGTAATTTCTTTAGTTCATTCTTAGACTTACGCATGATGTGCGTAACTCTTTCTGCCGTCCTAGAGCTACTAGAGCCATAAGGAATAATCACATCCTCGGCGGGTACATAAACAGAAGTCTGCCGGCCAAGAGAAGGATCATAGTAAACCTTCTTAAAGGCCGAGCCAGCTAGACCTAAGTTAAACAACATTCTCTCGTGCTCAGGACGATACTCAGGCATCTCTTCCGTGAGCTTATAGTTCATGTCCTCCTGAACTCGCGCAGCCGCTTCAGTTTTGAGACGGTCAATTGCACCAATAATTTCCGTTTTGACTGGGCCCGCCGCTGGAAACGTTTCAATAATCGTTTCGCTTTGGAACCTAACCGCAGCTTCTGTAAGGATCGTAGAGAAAACTCCACAAGCGCCATTCCACGGCTCAGTACGTTCTTCATACTTCATCCCCAAAACATCTAGACCCTTGACATACATCTCCACCCAGTCTTTACGAGATGTAATATCACTAGACACCTCCTCAACTAAATCAGATCCAATCGTCGCTAGAGTTCCTTCATCTATGAACTCAGCCAAGTTGTCGTCAAATTGATCCTCTCCTCCTTTAGGAGGAAACAAATCAATCTCAATCCCATCTATCTCAATAGACATAGATTCAGGATTCTCAACTTCGATTTCAATTTCTGGGCCTTCCAGAGATTCAATGCCTTTGGGCATTTCGTATAAAGATTTTTCCATTAGAGCCTCAATAGTAAACGTGCTTCTTTCTGAAGCCGATTAGATCTTCACGCTCGTCTGTATCGAGCCGCAAAAATCCACCTTGTCTGAAACGAATTAATCCTTGAACACAAGCGTCAACCAAGTCATCATGATCTGCGTTCGGGAAAGCAGCCATTTGCTCAACCAACTCGTGCGCCCATCTCGTATCAGGTGCCCATACTTTACCCGACTTGAACAAATCAGTCACCGAGTTTAGACGCACAAATTTATCATTTCCTCTAGATGGGGTGTATTCACTCACCACAATCCCCATCCTTCTCAATTCAAATATCAACGGTGCTCCTGCGGCCTTAGCCTCAACAACAAAAGCATCTGGCTCCCAATCTTTATAGTGGTTAAAAGCTTTCTCTTTCAACTCAGGAAACTCCATCCTCTTCTGGAAAGCATCTAACAAAATAATATTGATGTCTTCAGGGTTCTCTTTTAAATGAAAAACGCCAAGGGTCACGCAGGCGGAATAGTCCGATCTCTCATTCTTAGTGAATGCGGTATCCCAAGACTGAATAATAAACTCACACTTAGGAGGATCTTCATGCTCCCAAATCTTCCACCACTCTCTCTTAACTAAAGCACCCTCTTCTCCCGTAGGGTTCTGCTGATACTGAGCATTCCACTTACTAGGAGGCAACTCATCCCGAAGTGCTTCTAATTCTTCCAAACTCCAAAACTCAGGCCATAAAGGTTTGCCACTCGGCATGATCGCTGGGAGTTCTATTAACTCCCACTCTTCCCCTCTATCCCTACTTGCTGCATCCTTGATGATTCTACCAGTCAGGTCTTTCTCCGACCAACGGGTCATCACTACAACAATAGTACCTCCCGGCTGTAAACGCTGTCTAGGGCCAGAAGTGTACCATTCATAAATCTTGTCAAAGACAGTAGGATCTCCCTGAGCTAAAGCAGCTTCCTGTTCAGAGTGGGGATCGTCAATGATTAAAAGATCCGCACCTTTACCAGTTACTGTACCTCCAACGCCGATAGCGAAATACTCTCCACCGCCATTAGTAGCCCAGCGGCCAGCAGCTTTACTGTCTTGTCTCAAAGCCACATTAGGAAAGATTTTTGCATACTGTTCACTGTCTACTAAGTTCCTAACCTTCCTACCGAATCCAACGGCGAGATCAGCCGTGTTAGAACACTGAATAACTTTCTTATTAGGAAACTTCCCAAGGAACCAAGAAGGTAAAAGATAACTAGCAAACTCACTCTTAGTATGCCGAGGAGCCATATTGATGATTAATCTCTTAATCTTCCCATTAGCAACATCTTCAAACTTCTTAGCCATGAGAGAGTGATGCCTCCCCGAAACAAACCCGGGCCACATCGTCTTAATATAGTCCATGAAAGACTCCTGCGCCTTCTCACGTATAAGCGCACTCTTATAGTCCTCCACCTCCGCTAAGAACAAATCCTTCTCGTTCTCCGGCAAACTATCAATCAACTGCTCAAGCTTCATTCAAGATTCCTGAAGTTAATGTAAACAGGTCTAATCGTCCTACCCTGTCTATCAACCTTCTTTATAACACCTATATTTACAAGTCGCTTAACTATTTTTGAAGTATTTGACATACTCATCTTTCCTCTCTGATGGGCTATGTCCTTAAGAGACGGGCTAAACCCATACTTCTTCCACCATTCATCAATAATCAAAAACACTTCCTTCTGCACCGGGGTCATCTCTACCTCCATACATTCTTCAAACGTTCTGTCGCTTTTACGCGACACCATCTTCTTGTTAATTTGTACTCTAGAAATCATTTATCATTTCTGCGTTGTAGAAATCATTTATCATTTCTAGAAAATTTTTTGTAGAAATCATTAATCATTTCTACCCGGGGTGTCTTCCCTAAACGCATGGGTGGGTATGCTGCCAGAAACTTTTTCTGGGGGTGGGGGTTCTTCCGAATCAGATTCTTGATGGGTTGATTCGGGTGGAATAGTATGTATAGGATCTAGGGACTCCGCAACGTCGTCTGGGGGGGTCGGGGATGGGTGGGTCTCGCCCGCCAACTCGCGCAAAAGGGTGTCCGCCTCCACGAACGTCACATCCTCCGCGCCCGCCTTCAGCATCTCACGCAACTGCCCCATGATCTTGGCCTTCGTGTCCTCGCTCGACCGGATGTGCCTGATCTCCTTGCGTTCAGTAAAGGCCGACACTTCGGTGACTGTGCCGAGTACCTTAGACGCCTGTACCTTCGTTGCCTGTTTAGCTTCAGGGTCAATCAGCACTTGGACGAGGGATTGAATTACCAACGACCTCAAGGCTTCAGGGGTGCGATGTTTAGCCGACTCAATAGCCAGCTTATACGCCTCGACCTCAAGGGCTATCCTTGGGTCACTGGCCAGCTTATACGGCTCACATGCTAGCGTCGCCTTCGTCGCCTCCTTTTTGTGGCTCTGCCTGTATGCGTCCGCCTTCGTCTTACCGAGGGCGAGACCCTTCGCGAACTCCTTTTGCTTACCCGTCAAAGCTCGATCGGAAACACCTAGAAGCTCAGTCATTGGGACTTGCTCTAGCCCTTCCCTTATCTGCTTTCTTGTTAATGCTTTCATGTGTGTTATCTCTCTCCTGTATTGGGGGAATGGGAAGCAAAGCTGTCCCGCTTCGCTATGTCCCGACGGGGCGATTTGAACAGAAATCATTTGTAATTTCTAGCCCCTTTATGCAGCTTGTTTTTGTAGTCATTTCGTTCACAGTTTGAAAAACACTTTCACCCTGTTTTTTTAATACTTTGGATTACATAGGGAAAACCCCTAGCGTTGATTTTAAAGGCTTTTTTCATACATGGCACGATTCTATTATGCTATATATGTGTAAGGCACAACATTTTGTTACACTGCTTTACACCAACTTACAAAGGAACTTAAAATCATGACCAAGATCAATGCTGAATGTTACTTCCAACCCGAGACCTACAACCCTCGTATTCGTGCAACTGTGCCACCCGCTTGGGTTATCGAATTTGAGTGCGCCTTGCCCAACACAAACGTTTCGCCTGTGTTCTACGGGCACACACGCAGGGAAGCCATTGAAAACGCTATTGCGACCCTTCAATCCTTCGGTCTTACTGGCCGTTTGATTCTTAACTAATCCCGCCCCTTCGGGGGCTTTTACTTCAAAGGAAAAACCATGCACACCGGAAAAACTTACTGGGCAATTCAAATCGACACTTGGGCATTGCAAGAGAAACTCCCAAAAGATCAATATCACCCTACCCGCAGAAAACTACAAGCAGACCTAAAAACCGCCCTCAATGGCTTGACGGAATACAAAACCGAACAATCCGCTACTGAGGCATTTAACAAACTGCCAACCGATCTACAAGCCGTTTCCGGCATTGTTGAGACTACCCCAGTGTTCGGAATACTTTAACCGCCTGAGCACTGCCTGAAGCCCTTGTGTGAGGGCTTTGGGGATTACTTACCACCAACCAAAGGAGAAACCATGAACGACAAACCTAAAACAATGGGCGAACTGGAAGCCGAAAACCTTGACGGCTTCCGCAACCCCTCCAGGACTCCGGCAGAACAAGCCGAGATTGACAGACGCACAAAAGCCATGCGCGAGCATGACCGACTGCACACCGCCATTGAAAAAGATCAACCCGAAACCGATGAATAAAGGAGACCATCCGATGAAACGCTATTTTGTCCACATCCCAACATGGATACATGCCATGACCTGCTACGGCACGAACAAAAAGGACGCTATCGCCCGATTTCGCCATCAGCATGGGCTTGTCCGCATGCCCAAGGGCTACGGCATTTGGGAGGCTTGAATGTTTACCTATATCGCGTTTTACAAAGGCAAAGAAATCACAGTTAACGCCCTCCGTTCTTTCGATGCTCAGGAGATCGCTAGCAAGATTTTTAAAGCCAAAAAAAGCTACGAAGTGACTGTGATGCTTGTCGCCAAAGGTGACGAGCCAGTTATCCAAAACCCCGCAATTCTTTAAAGGAGACCATCCGATGACCAACCTCAACAACCTTATCTGTGACGCTAAAGCGGGGAAACCCGCCACCCTGACCGATGCACAAAAGCACGATTTACTCTGCATGGTCAGCAAATATTGCAGACGCGAAACAGTCAACAAACTGGCGCGACGAATTAACCTTCCTTTGTCCCTTTGGCAAGATGCGGGGCTTTTCTCTCGCGTGACTGTTGACGATGGAGGGGTGAGCTATATCTGCGGGCAATCATGGCGCGATGAGATGCGAACCCTTCGCGACCTGATTTTGTATAAATGAGGACAACATGAGCAAGTCAGACCTACAAACCATTTTTGAGATCGCCCGCATAACTTTGTCGCACCAAGCAACTAGCGACCTGATAGCCCGCGAGCTTGATCTAAGCGATGAAGAACTAAACCGCCTTTTTTCCGTCATTGAGGAGGTTACAGGATGAACTACCCACCCGCTTACATCATCGACATGGGCTATAAATTCGAGCGCACAAAAAGCAGCAAAACCGCGAAAACTTACCGCGATTGGCTAGCCCAAGCCACCGCCAAAGACCCCGACAACCGCTTGGAGATCGTCCGATTGTTTGAGATAGGCAGGGCAGAGGCTAGATAACCGCCTGAAGCCCTTTTTGAGGGCTTTGGAGGGTACTTTTGCCCGAACAGGAGAAACTAAATGATGAAAGTTGATAAATACAACGTCAGGATTGTACGAAAGGGCGACCGATACGGGCGCGACGATTGCCTGACCCATGACGACGACCGACCAGTGGTTGAATTCTATGACTCAAACCATCCGACCGAGGACGGGCGAGGCGGGTTTGTGAGCCGTTATTACGTCGGGACGCTACTCGGGCATGAGGGCTTTTATGGGGGCGACCCTACGGGCGGACTATGCCTAGACGGGGGTCAGCGTGACGTCTACACAGTCAGCGATCAGGATATGAACACAGTCAGAGATTATTTAAAGGAAGAAACAAAATGAACACCAAAACTCACAGATCACCGCACCGAGGATGGATGACAGAATCTCACGTTGAGATTAACGACACCATGCGCCTGAGAATCCTCACCATGAAACGATGGGGCGGGTCTCTCTGCACCACCGCGACAGTTGAGCACAAAGACGGAAATTATTTCTCATACGAGCCGTTTAAAGACTACGACAAAACAATTTTGAGCACACGCCCCGCCCGAGTAACTCAGCGCACAGTCGAGGAACAACACGCACAGGCTACGCGAAACCTTGACGTTATCCGCGACACCATCGACCACCATTACGCAACCCTGAATTGAGGAGACCATCCGATGAAAACCTACGATATAAATTTTACATACACGGCACAACACAACATCATTGTTGAGGCTGAAACAGAAGAACAAGCTAGAGAGATTGCACAACAAAAATTCAACGCTAATGAATCCAATTACGAACTTTGGGGTTCTTGGGAAATTGGATACATAGACGAACTAGAGGAGACCATCCGATGATTGACCAAAACGATATTTCAAATGCAGTTTTGAATATGTACGACATTCGGGACGCTTTGTCTAAACGAATGAAGGCAAGACGTATACATGACCCCGACACAGACTATTCCATTGGCGACTGTATAGATGATGTGATCTTATTTTTGGAACAACTAGAGGAGACCAACCAATGATTCAAATTATCACGACCAAAGACGGATTCATGGTGCAACACATGGACGGAGAACTTGAGGGCGAATACCTTTGCGATGCCAAGGGCGATAACCTTTTCCAGTGGCACAGAGAAGCCGAGGCCGTCATGTATGCCGCTTTTGATAAAGATCAAAGCCTCATGACTGACGACCGAGCTTTACTGTATTACACCGAAAAACTGGCTCAACATGGTTGGTATGCGATGGGAATGATCCACCTTGAAGATGTTAAAGACCACATCAACGGAGGCACAGACATTGTAGAGATGCCATCCGATGAAGTGCTGAACCAAGCCTGCGCCCGCGTTGCCCGCAAATACTCGTTTGAGGATTACTTGATGTGTACCGAATGGGCGGCAGAACTGGCAATGCAATACGCACAGGAGGAAACACAATGAAAACATCTGAACACTTTGCACTTGACGAATGGTTGTCAGACTACCCCGACAACCTGACCTATGACCAAGTAATCACCATCTTGCGCGACCCTGAGAACACATGGTGCGCGGATGACATTACTGTTTGGGAAGTGGTAGAGGACTGCACTTGTGACCAAGTGGCGGGATTTATTGAGAGCACAAAGAAACATTTTGAAAGGGTTACATCGTGAAAGACGATTCTTATGAACGCATTGACAAAATGTGGGAGACCAAAGCTATGGAAGAAAGACAACTTTTAAAAGCCAAGATTAAAGAACTGTTAGATGAAAACCATCCGGCAGAAATGGAGCGACTAACTGGCGCGAGCGAAACCTTGTGCTATCAGATCGTGCATGAGATCTACAAAGACGGAGGCTTGCACGAACCCCAGTATTGGGAAGCCGAGCGAGTGGGTGACATTTGGGCTATCTACGGCAAGACATTTGCGGGTGAATACATAGATGCCAATGGCGATTGCCTTGCGTTTGATACAGAGGAAGAAGCTAACGAATACATAAAGGAGTCCATCCGATGATCTACTTTGCACTAAACCCTGATGGGCTTTTGTATAACTTGGGCGACCACGGAGATTGGGAATCGGCAGAAGAAACCGCTAGCGATCTACGCATTGACCCAATATGGACGCTCAACGAGGACGAAGCCCTCAACTGGGCAGAATTTATTCTGACTGAAATTAAACAAACCCGTAAAGCATTTGAAAAGGTATCAACATGAAAGTATCTGAACTAATCGCCCACCTAAGCGAACTGCCCCCGCACCTTGACGTAATGGTGTGGGATGCCGGAAATCGCAGCAAAATTGCGAGCGTGGACGACTCATTTATCCATGACGAACAACCATTCGTTGAACTAAACACAGACACAGACGACTAATTAAAGGAGAAAGAAAATGACTGCAATAACTAAAACACAGATGGTAAACGCCTGTGCTGACTACGAAACGGATTGGTTCTTTGATAGAGAACCCGAGGAACAGAGGGAGGTGTTCCGACACATCCAACTGCATGGGTTTGAGGGGTTTAACAAAATCCCAGACGAAGAATTGTTCGCCACTTGTATACACAAGGGCATCTTTTTAATGGAGGAATGAAATGAAATACGAACAAGTTTGCAAGATACTTAATGACGCAAAGATTGACTTTTGGGTCAACGATATTGACAAGACTAAATACATTCATGTCAACTTTGATGCTGAGTTTGAACCAACACACGAACAAACGGCATTCATTGACGCTTACCTAACTTGCGTCGCAAGCGCAACAGAGGAGGAGTGCATAGCCTTTTTTGAAGAAGAAGCACCGCAAGATGGAGACGCATTCACAGACAAGTGGAGCTTAGGCACATACTCATCCATCATGGACGCATGGTGCGTTTGGCAACAAGCTATGAGCTACGCAAGGAGCAACAAATGAACTACCAATCAAGCTACTGGGATGATGAGAAGCTAGACATATTCCGAGACATGGAACGCAGGGCTTTTGCCGAGGGTAAACCGCAGGAAATAACCGAACTCTACGGCTTTATCATCGACACCCTAGAAGAACTTATTCAAGTAAAAGAATCATTGGAGTAATCATGGACACCACTAGAACCTATCCCCGCACCTTAGCCGAGGCTTTTCCCGATGATCCCGAACACCGCGCACGCTATGGATGCGCTATCGAGATCATGAAAAAACGTCCGACTTACTGGCAAGAGACCCTTCAAATAGCCATCATTTGTATTGCAATCGGCTATTGTTTAGGCAAAATGTTTTGATGAAAAAGAAAACTTCGTTTGTAATCTATCTCATAGAAGATGAATCCGGTTTCGTAACTGTCAAGTCTGACCACATAGGACACGGCATGATGAGCTACGAAATCGGTTTAGAAATATTGTCCAACCTCAAGATCGCGGAGGCTATGCACCCCGAAATCTTGAGCGTTGACTACATGTATTACTCAGACCAACTTCAATGACGCAACTAGGCTTAGACCTAACTTCAATACGCCTATCCTTTGGTGCGTATCGTTTGCGTCCTCTCCCTCTACATCGCTCATCCAATAAGGCCATCCGATCTCCTTAGCTATGCGCTCACCCGTCCCACTTTTATCGTTGTCCGCAATGATGAGGCCATCCGGTAAGCCCTGAGCAACCTTCTTCATATTCCCCGCACTAAAACATACATGAATCGTGTATCTGCGACTCATCTTCCTTAATGCCGTTTGAATGGATAGAGCCGTAGCATATCCCTCACAAAGAATATGCACACCCTTGTTGTCAATTAACAACTCCGCATTACTGGTGCGCTGACCATACAGAAACTTCTTTGAGCCGTCCTCATCTATTAGCTGACATCCGACAAGGCTTCCACCCACCCGCATAGGTACAACAAGAATCTTTCTACCCTCATGTCCCCAAATCTTATCCTCTGCGCCCTCAAACCCCTTACTGTTTAGGTACTCATGCTTACCTAGGACTGTCTGACTCATGATAAATGCCGCCCGCTTGACTGCATCCGCTTGGTCAGCTAACCGCTTAGCGTCAGCCTCACGCATATCCTTTGCTATTCTTTTTCTATCTACATTGATAGGTGTCTCAGTCTGCCACAAAGAAACCTCTGTATCTATCGCATGATTCTGGACAAAACCATGATCTCCCATGTATTTGACCGCCCCGTTTCTTTTTCTTGGATGGTCATCCGTTGGGTATCTTTTCCACACCCCAATAGGTGGAGGAAAGTCTATTTGAATACCATGCGCCCTGCAAAATGAAATGAATTCCATTATCGAGTTCTCCGAATTTGACGTATGTATTTTTTAATCCCGTCATCCACAAATTTACTGACTAACGCACTCGGCATCATTGGATCATCTTTCAACCCGCGAGGCCATACCCCAAACTTATCTTTATACACATGAGCTGCCCGCCCATTCGACCAACCTTGATTCTTTACATACCACTGAAGCATTGACCACCATAACTGCTTATCCTCGCGAGCCATCGTGCCAGTTAACTCTTGTAATTCACCCGCCACCGCTTCGACCTTGGTCTTTCTCTCCCTTATGTGACCGCATGACTTGCATGTATCAGAATTTAATGGCCATAAAGCACCACACTTAGGACACTTAGCCGCTTCCTTCTCACGCTCGGTAGGTTCACGCTTAGCCTTCTCCGCCCCGTCATCTAGTTCATTAACACCACCTCCGAACACCTCATCCCACTCCTCACGGAATCTTAGATAGTTACCCGAATGGTCTAACCACACCGCAAACTCTTTACCATCACATCCACGCATGACCCTTCCCATCTGCTGAATGTGAGAGGACAAAGACTTAGAGAACGGCCTAGCCGAGACTCCGATCATCACATCTGGAACATCAAATCCTTTAGTCAAGATGTCCGTAGCAATCAACCCATGTATCTCTGTGTCAGGCTTGCTAAATTCCTTGATGACTTCCTTTTTAAATTCATCATCATCTCGGTAGCTGATATTAATAAAGTTATAGCCACGCTCACCAAACTTCTGCGCCAAGTCAGAGCCATGAGCTACACCCGAACAAAACACCACAGTCTTAGCCGGCTTACCAAAGATTTCATGGGTCTTTTTCTCCCACTCAACCACAATATCCCCAGTGATCTGCATCCCTCGCTTAGTAGTTTCAACCGGAGACCACTCACCCGCAACCTTCTTAGCCCCAGTCATGTCAATCTCTTTGGCAATAAATACTTTTAGCGGAACAAGAACATCCTGATCTACCAACTCCCTTGTAGTTACAGTAGAGATCACATCCTCGTAAACCTTGGCTAACCCCTTTGTAAATGGCGTAGCACTCAAGCCTATTACTCTGATCGTTGGATTGTTTTTGATGAACTCGACTGTTGCCGCACGGGTCTGGTGAGCTTCGTCAATGATGAGTAAGTTAAGGTTAGGGAACTCTTCCCTTCTCTCCAAGGTCTGAGCCGAGCAGATTTGTATCTTCTCCGATGGGAGATTACGCCAGTGACCTGACTGTAAAACTCCATGCTCAATCTTGTATTTGTCTAGCCGTTGACTTGTCTGATCGCACAGAATGATCCTGTCTAAGACCATTGCCGCACGATTACCCTTCATCTTTGTGGCTTCAAGCAAAGCAATAGCCATCTCTGTCTTGCCTGCTCCTGTCGGGGCATAAAGCATTAGGCTTTTCTTGCCCGATGCAAATCCCTCACGCAATGCCTTCAGCGTAGCCTCTTGATAAGGCCGTAGTTCTAATCCCATATTGTTTCTCCAGCTACCCACACATTAGCCTGTGGGCTTAGGCTTCTCTTACTTCTTTAACTGCCTTTGTAGGGCTGCGATTTGTTTCTTCATTGCCGCATTTTCATTGAGCAATGTGTCACGACTTATACGGGTGGATTTCAACTCCAACTCCAGTATGCGAATGTCCTCACGCAACTGAGCTATTGTGTTCTCAACTAGCTTCTTTTCTGATTCGTCAGCCGCATAAACTGCCACCGCCAAACGATCCTTCAGCTTGTCGTTCTCATCTGCCAATGCCTTAATAACATCATCGCTTTGGTCATGCTTTGGTTCTTCCTCTGGTTTCTCATACTTAGCTTTACGCTCGAACGTCTTTCCGTTCCGAGTAACCTTCACCACCTCTGGCTTTGCACCACTACGCATAGACTCGACCAAAGTAACAGACACACGACACGCCTTCGCGATCTCTGCCGTGTTCCAAAACTGCCACTCAAAGTCATCAAGCATAGCCTGAACTGCGTTACGCTTGTCCTCGTTTGTTCTATGCCGTCCGTTCTCTGCGTTCACACTAAAGGATCGCAGAATCGCATCCCTCAATGTGCCGTTGACAACTGTTACCTCAATGTCCTTGATCCCCGCCTTCTGGTGGGCAAAGTAACGATGGTATCCGTCTGTCAGGTAATACTTAATGCCGTCAAAGTACGCAAGCACCGGAGGAAACCGCGCACCATTCTTTAGTGACTCTGCGTATTCATCCACCGCCTCTTGAATAATCTTAACCCGTGACTGTGTACCGCCATCTATTGTGAGTTGATTAAGTTTCATTTGCCTTGTCCCCTCATTGTCCATCCTATTAAAAAGTAACACCACTTGGTATTGATGTTGATATTGGTGTACCTCTTGCCATTCCAAGCATCGGCAATGCTTCTGCCTTTGGTGGCCATGTAGGATTCAAACGCTTGTCGTGCTTCGTTCATAAGTTTGCTTTCAGATAATTGATCTCGCGTTGGTAGTGAGCTATTAACTCCTCCAACATTTTGCTGTACTTCTTTTCCCATTCTAGTTTTGCTTTTAGTTCTTCCATTACGATCTCCTTATTGCTTGTTTAGTCCAGCAGTTTGCACAGTGCCACTTGTTAGGCGACATCTGGATACCTCCCTCTGGTGGTTTAATTTCTTTGCACTTATCACAATGTTTTAGTTTGTGGTAGTGCTGCTTACTACCAATCGACAACTGTTGAGCTACAAATCCGTTCATTCTTCGTCATCCCAAAAATCTTGAGACCATACCAGTACGGGTGTCGTAACCCCCAAGTAACCGCCTTCAATGTTGAACTCGATGTACTCTCTAGCTTCTTCGGCATCTATGCCGTCACGCATGAGAATCTCCACAATCTTTTCAGCGTCATAGACAAGCACTTGAACTTGTTGTCGATCACGCCAAATAAATGCAGGGCCAAGGATGGCTTCGTCATATCCTTCATACTTAATCATCGCTTCATCATCCTTACATAAGTGGCAAAGCTTTGAGACGTGTCGCCAAATGGCTTCATCTTGTCAAACTCTTTGGCAACTTCCTCAAGCGTATCGTTGCGTATCTTCTCTGACACTTCGTTGATTTGTGACTTAATCATTTGCCGCTTGCGCCAACTCAGTGCCCGCTCCCATATATTTAAATTTAAGTCGGACATGAAATTTCTTTCAACTCTGGAAACATCTTATCTACCTGCGCTTTGATTCTGTCGTTTCGTTCTTTGATCTTGGCCGCCCTCTCAAGGATTGGTGCAATAAGCCATGTAATTGTTTTGTTATGCCCCATCTTGGCTAAGACCCGCTTGCGATTAGTCCTGACCTTCATGTGTTCTTCTCCTTGAGTTTGACTTCAATGGCTTTGGCAAACTCTAAAGTAGATTCAATTTCCCAATCACCAACAGGCAAAAGCTCAATGGCCTCGTCCTCTGTAAGCCCAACCCAAGGTCTTAAAGTCCTTTGCACATCAGCCTGAGCCGCCATGCCATCCTCAACCCCTTTGGCATACACCTCGTTGTCGGCATCAATCAGTTGCTTGATGAGGTTTAAACTTTCCTCACATACTTTGGTCAAGCTCTCTACGGCAATAGCACGTTTGATAATCATGGTTTATCCTTTAATTCTGGTTTGTAATCATTCTCAAAGATTTCTTCGAACTGTTTTGCCAACTTCTGAGTTACCTCAGCTTCCACCCACGCAACCATTGTTCTTCCCAAAATGTTGTCAAACTCTGGGAATGTTTGGTTGAATCTTTCCATCTGCTCTTTGTTCATCACTGTTCTCCTCTGTTTAAGTTTCTTACTTTCCACATGACAACCCATGTCATCCTCCCATGTAGCCCACTCAAAGAGCCACCGCCACATGAAGTCCTCATTCCTACACCTGTACTGGTAGTAAGCCATCGTCAGGCATGTGTCTTTACTTGGCCTTTCCATATCAATAGAAAATCTTTGAACGCCACTGAGTAACAACCATGCCGTGAACCTTTGGACTCTCGGCTCTTACCCATCCGTCACCAATCACATAGCCTTCACGCCTAGCCAACAGTGCCACCTGTCCCCATGCCCGCATATCCGGAGGAGATGGAAGCTCTGGAAATGCAGCTCTTACCTCTTCAGTCGTAAACTTCGGATGTGTCGATGCGTGTAAACGGAAAGCCTCTAATGCAAGAGCTTTCCAATCATCGCCGGCACGGTCTGCCGCTAAGCTAGCCATTTGATGGCCGAGTTCTAATCCTTCTAAACTTCTTTGTTGCATGATCTTTTAATCCTATCTAGTGCGTACCTAATGATGTGATCCTTCACACCAAATCTTGCCGCTATGTCTGCTATCGAAAAACCTTGCGCCCTAAGCGACAATATTCTTTTCTCATCTAACTGTGTAGCTGGCCTGCCCGCCCCTTTTCTAGCTCCACCGTGCGACTCGTTATACCTCATTGCTTACCTCCTGTTATACCTGCTATGTTTCCAATTATTATTGCACAGTTCTAGCAGTTTGTGCCGTGTGTTGTAAAAATGTACTAGGGACTTTCCCTAATGTTGTATTTTGGCCATAGGTTCCCCAAGGGTGAGAAGCACTCCCCCTCTCCCAGCGTAGCTCACTTAAGTGGAGCCAGCCTAGAGTACGCAGAACGTAGCGATTCGTCTGTAGTGGTCTTGTTATCACCATGTTCCCACTACATTGCCCAGTCCCTCGCTAACAGGCTGGACGGCTTCTCTGGGGGTGTACCAGTGCCGGTGTTTCCTTCCGCGCCACCCATGCAGGTGCTTGATAACGTTCGGAGTACGGCTGTCGTAGGAGGAGAGACTAGGACTGCTCACATAAAGCAGTGTGTTCAAAACATAAGAAAGGACTTTGTAACGGCGCTAACCCGCCACCAGTCCCAGTCTCAAAACAAAAAAGCCACTTACAACTGCCCCGTCGTGGTTCCCCTAACGGGGCGAGGCATGTGTAAATGGCTTCTGAGCGTTGACCACGACGACAACGAGCGGATTATAAGCACAACTTTTCCGGCTTTGTCAACCCCAGTAGAAATCTTTTATTATTTCTACAAAAAAAAGTGGCCTCAGTTACGAGGCCACCAAACCAATCAAAGGAAAAAAGCAACTCAAAAACAACCAGCCCTCTGGATTGCCTCCATATTACTCGCAGCGTTTAAGAATTTCAAGAGCTTCTTCTACTGAGTTAACAATAACCAACAGTCCACCTGTCCACTCGTCAAAGAATTTCTGCTCGGCCTCGGTAAGCTTCCTAGCTGACGGCACTTTGTCCCCGTCCTTGACCTCCATAAGGATCGTATAGCCCTTGTAAGCCACTAAAAGATCAGGGATGCCATCACCCTGCGTAACGATGCGAACGACGGCTCCTGCGCCCCGTAATGCGTCCACGATTTTGTTCTGGTTAGCGTCGATTCTGTTGGCGTATCTCATGGCTTCCCCTACCTGATAAAAATATTTTAACCTACCTATTGCAAAATTAAAATGTAGCAGGTATAATCACACAAACACTAACACACAGGAGTGATTGTGAAGTTCACAAACAAGTTCAACTTACCTCAGACATTTGTCAATGTAATCCATAGACCAACGTACTCGAAAGGTAAAGCTCACATCTCTGCTACTGAGATCATCAACTCACCTCGCATCGTCCAGTTAAAAAAGAAACACTGGGATGACATTGAGCAAGACGCAAGTGAAATGGTGTGGTCACTGTTCGGCTCGGCTGTTCATAACATTCTTGAACACGGCAAAGACAAACACCACATCGTTGAAGAGAGATTGAACATTGAGTTTGAAGGATGGAAGATCTCCGGTGCTATTGATCTACAAGAGCTAGAGCCTAACGGGACTATGACGATCAGTGATTACAAAGTAACTGGTGCATGGGCAGTGATGAATGAGAAGGATGACTGGCACCGCCAACTTAATATTTATGGGTGGTTGGTGGAGAAGGTTAAGCAAGTACCCGTGGGGAAGCTTCAGATCATTGCCATCATTCGTGACTGGTCTGCCCGCGATGCGGCTACTAAGGAAGGCTACCCGCCGTCTCCAGTAGCGACGATAGATATTCCCCTGTGGTCATTTGAAGAGCGTGAAGCATTCATCAAGAAAAGAATCTATGACCACGGCACAGCACTCTTTGAGATGGAGACAGATGGCGAGATGCCAGACTGCACACCCGAAGA